AAGATAATAATGATTTTACGGTTGCTATTAAACTTAAACAATATGTAGAGTATGGCACTAAGAAAATAGATCTAAAGACTACAAGGATGAAGACAGGAGGATTAAAAAAAGGATCGAATATAAAGTATTATACTGTTAAGAAAGGCGATACGCTTTGGGCAATTGCTAAAAAATATCTTGGAGATGGCTCTAAATGTTGGAATCTTGCTAAGCTTAATGGAATTAAAAATCCAAATCTAATTTATCAAGGACAGAAAATTAAGATTCAGGATGTAAAATCGTCAACAGCAAGTGCCGCTGGATATAGTACTAGTAGTAAAACAAGAAGATCTACAAGTAATAGATCCAATAATGGAAGTAACAAACCTAATAGTACAAGTAATAAGGCGAACAGTAATAATAAAGTAAATTCAAAAAGTAAGGCAAATACTAATTTCGTTACTGAGGTAGATATTGTAAGCATATTTAATTATGATTTAGCAAAATCTAAAAACTCATTAACAGGAACAAAAGGATACAGTAGTACTAAGAATAACCAAATTACTGGCGGTGCCAATGGTAGTCAGAAAAACACAATAACTAGCAAATAGGAGGATAGTAGCATGTATGAATTAACTATTTATAACAACGACATATTGTATTATCCTTCCGTTATTGGCAATGTTACTTGGGAAACTGAAAGAAGTGGTTCACCAGGAACTTTGAAATTTGAGGTATATCAGGATGGTAACCTTGATTTTGAAGAAGGGAATGAAGTTCGATTCATAGATAATAGCGACAGGATTTTCTTTGGTTATGTATTTACTAAGAAACGTTCCTCAGATAATACAATATCGGTCACAGCATATGATCAGTTGCGTTATTTTAAGAATAAGGATACCTATTCGTATAGCAAAAAGAGTACGAGTGAGTTACTAAAGATGCTAGCGAAAGACTTTTACCTAAGAACAGGTGATATCGATGACACAGTTTATAAAATGTCAAGAGTAGAGGACAATACTACTTTATTCGATATGGTAATCAATTCTATGGATGAGACACTTAAGGCTAAGAAAAAGATTTATGTACTGTATGATGACTTTGGTAAGCTTAATTTAAAAAATATATCCAATATGGTTGTTCCAATTGAAATTGATCCATCAAGTGGAGAATCATTTGAATATAGCACTAGTATTGATTCGAATACATATAACAAAATAAAGCTTGTACATGAAGATGATACAACAAAGAAGAGAACCGTTTATGTTGATGAAGATATCGACTCTATTAATCAATATGGTGTACTGCTATATTACGAAACAATCCAAGATGAGACTCTAGTAAAGCAAAAAGCGAGCGCGTTATTAGAGTTATATAATAGTACTTCAAAAGATTTTAGTGTAAGTAATTGTTTTGGTGATAATAGAGTTCGTGCAGGGAGTAGAATCTGTGTAAGGCTTGCCATAGACAATGTGAAATTCAAAGGTTGGATGTTGGTTGACAAGGTTACTCATACGTATTCGAAGGATTCTCACTTTATGGATTTGAAATTGAGAGGAGTTGATTTTAATAGCTAATATGGCACAATTAATAAAAAAAGCAGCAATAGAAGCTGTAGAGGCAAGTAAACCTAGTGATTTAATATTTGGTAAAGTCATCAAGACTAATCCCATTAGTGTAAATGTGGATCAGAAGCTCACTCTTAACGAGGAGTTTGTTTATGCAACTTATGCGTACAGCAAAATCATGCAAGATAATGACAATGTGGTTATGATACGGGCTAAGGGTGGGCAAAAGTATCTAATTATAGATAAGGTGGTGTAATCTATGTTACCTACAAATAATAACTTTATAGATACAGACGAAACAGTGTCGGAAGTACCAACTAAGACTTTCTTTATAGATTTTATTAACAATAAGATCGTTGGTACAGTTGATGGAATTAAAGCAGTAAAACAAGCTGTTTTTCTCATCTTAAATACGGAACGATATGAGAATATGGTTTACGATTGGGATTATGGATTTGAATCACAAGATCTTATCGGTATGCCTATTGGGTATGTATATCCGGAATTGAAGAGAAGAATCGAAGAAGCATTAACTCAAGATGACAGAATCGAAAGTGTTGAAGATTTTAATTTTGAGAAGAATGGCACTATTGTTACAGTTACCTTTACAGTTACAACTAACCAAGGAGCTTTTGAAACAGAAACGGAGGTGAATATCTAATGTATGAAGAAAAGACATATGAAGCAATTTACAATGAAATGATGACATCCGTAAAAACAAACTACCCAGGGCTAGATAGCCGTTCAGAAGGTGTGCTTGGTATTGCTATTTCGCCTTGTGCCATGGAACTTGCACAAGCTTATGTAGAGATTGATACGATACTTGATGAATCTTTCGCAGATACAGCAAGTAGAGAATTCTTAATAAGACGTGCAGCTGAAAGAGGTATTGAACCAACTCCTGCAACTTATGCTGTAGTTAAAGGTGTATTTAACATTGATGTCGAGATTGGAGAAAGATTTACTCTTGATGATTTCAATTATATTGTAACTGAGAAAATTAGTACTGGAACGTACAAGCTTGAATGTGAAACTATTGGCAGCGAACCAAACTCCCATACAGGAAAGCTTATCCCTCTAGACTATATCGAAGGATTAGAAACTGCCAATATTACAGAAGTACTTATTCCAGGAGAAGATGAAGAAGAGACGGAATCACTGAGAGATAAATACTTCATTAGCTTAAGTAGTCAATCATTTGGAGGTAACATTGCTGATTACAAAGAAAAGGTTAATGAGTTATCTGGTGTAGGTGGTTGCAAGATTTATCCAACTTGGAATGGTGGCGGAACAATAAAAGTAGTAATTATTGATTCAGATTACAAGAAACCTACGGAGGAGTTAATTGGAGTTGTACAAAATCAGATTGATCCAGTTAAACAAAGTGGTGAAGGATATGGTATTGCTCCAATTGGACATGTTGTTACAGTAGCAGGTGTAGAAGACACTATAGTGAATATATCATCTACCATCACATATCAAACTGGCTATACCTTTGATGATGTTAGATCTTATATTGAAAAGGCTATTGACGATTACCTTTTAGAATTAGCAAAGGAATGGGATAAAGAGAATGCGTTGGTAGTACGTATTAGTCAGATTGAGTATCGACTCCTCAATGTAACTGGAATTGTTGATATATCAGGAACGACGATCAATGGTGAAGCCGTTAACCTTGTGCTCAATGATAATAACATACCAGTGAGGGGGACTGTGAGTGGCTAAAGAAGTTGATTTACTCTCATATCAAAGTAATATTATTCAACAGATAAAAGATTTTAAGGTTTTGTCAGAAGTGGAGAATCCTAAGCTAGAATGTGTATGGCAGGCAGTAGAAGACGCTATTAATGATCAATTTGCCACGACTCTTACTGATAACGGCTGTAAGCGTTGGGAAAGCATTATGGAGATTAATGCAAAGGATACGGACGATTTGGACTTCAGGCGTTTTCGTATTCTAAGTAAACTGAATGAACAGTTACCGTATACGTATCGAATGCTTGATTTGCAATTGCGAACTTTATGTGGTGATGATGGATATACGATGGTACTTAGAAACAATGAGTACACTTTGATTGTGAAAATTGCTTTAACATCGAAGAATAAATATTCTGACGTAGAATCTACATTGAGAAAATACGTGCCGGCTAATATAGTACTTGATGTTTCATTAATGTATAACACACATGAAATGATATTACCGTTTACACATGAGCAACTTGCAAAGTATACCTATTATGAATTAAGAGAGGAAGTGATTACAAATGGCAACTGAAACAAATAATTTAAAGTTAAATAAGCCCGACAAAACGGACTTTTATAATATTGATCTAGTGAATATTAACATGGATAAGATTGACAAAGCGATTGGCGAAAAGGCAGATAATACCGAAATAACTATTACTAAAACTATACAAGCAGTATTATCTGGAGCATCATGGGTAGGAAGCGCTGCTCCATACACTCAAACTATAACTGTAGATGGTATCTTAAGTACAGACAATCCAATAGCAGATGTTATTTTATCAGACTCATTAGGGACTGCTATACTAGAAGAGAAAGCATGGGGAAATATAAGCAAAATAGTAACTCATGATGGAAGTATTACTGCAATATGTAATAAAAAGAAACCCGTAACTGGAGTTAGAATTCAATTAAAGGTGGTGAGATAAGATGGGTGAAGCATTGTTAGTAAGAAAAGGTGGCGGGGTAGATGTGTCTGATTCTACAGCCACTAGTGCCGATATTATTCAAGGAAAAAAAGCTTATATTGATGATTCGGGCGAAGCAAAAGCTGGAACTATCCCACTTAATTCAGGCCAAATATCAGGTACTAATCATATGGAATGTGACGAGAATGTTGTAGTTGGAAACCATTCATTAGACAATAAACAAAGATTATATATTAGACCAACTGCTCAAGCTACAGCTAGACAAGCTTATGAAGCAGATTCATGGTTCACAAAAGAAACTTCAAAACTTGCACCACATCTTGGTATCACAGCTGATAAGATAGTAAAGGGTAATACGATATGTGGAGTTACTGGTACAGCAGATACAAGTGGAGGTATCACTAATTTTCCTCTTACAATTAGTACAGCTCAACCAAGCCCAATAGACATTGGTCATATATGGATAAATACTGCTAGGGTTTCAAATCCTAACTGCTACATTTCACCAAGTATATTAAGTGGTTTTCCAGATAACTCAGTTATTTTTGTGGTTGGTGATATGTCAACAATGTACTCTTGGAGTGCAAACAGAGCTAATGGGTATTACACTGAGTTAAACAATATAAATTCTGATAGGGGTTGGAGAGCTGGTGTAAAAGTCGGAGCATATGAAACTTGGTTTAAATCTCCAATGGTTTATACTAAAGTGAATGGCACAATTTATATCGAAACGGCTTATATGTGGGATGGAACAAAGTGGCTGAATATTAGTACTGCAGATAAGTATGTTTTTTCACAACTTGCAAATTCAACTTATGGAGTTTATAACGTTATAGACCATAAGCTCTACAAGAAAGAGATAGGCGTAACAGCTTATGGAGGAGCAAACGTTTCTAAAAATGGTCAATTCATATTGACTGGTTCTAGCAACTTGATGGCTCGTGGTTTAAATATATTAAAAAGAACTGGAGACACTTTTACGGTATTTCAATCAATATCTAATGCTGCATTAAACGCTTATGCGATGGCTGTTAGTGGTCTTACCGATACTGTGATGTACTTTCTTAATGTAAAAAATGCAAGTGCTTTTTCGCAAGATGGAAACTATATGATTTTAGTTGCACATGATGCGAATAATACTAGTACCCAAAATATGTATATATTTAGATTTAAACTTAATTCAGCTGGTACAGCATTTGACCTTATTGGAACTCAGAGACTTACTGATGCTTACCCTAGTTCTACTGGTACAACTGGTTATGTTTTGAAGGTGCTGTCTAATTCTGACTTATCCAGAGTGCTAATACAATACTCATCTACATCTTCATCTTATCTTTATGTAAATGTGTTTTACGGTAGCGTACAAAATGGGTATACACGTATGGCATCAAATAATACTAATACAAGCATGTCTGGGTTGTGGGCAAAAGGCTCTATGTCACCAAATGGCAAATACGCTATTATTGCATGTGGAAGTTTCTCTAGAATTTTTTATCTAGACACATCAAAAGTGTATGAATACTCATACCAAACATATCCACCAGATGATGCCGTATGTGTGAATGATGACGGAGAGCTTATCACAAGTAAAATTGGTAATACTGTTAATTTTAATATTCGTCAAAAACAGATAACATTTGACGGTTCAACAGTAAGTTGGACTAATGTACCAAACTCTGCTACTATTTCTTCATTTTCATCATCTATATCAAACGCAGATTATAATGGTGTATGTAATATCGTATTTACAAAAGACCAAACAAATGCTTATGTTTTGTTTGGTTCTGGTGGAAGTTTAAGTCAGTTTAACAATTCAGCTATACTTAAATTAAATTTTAGCTCGTCAGGGGCACTATCATCTGTGACAGAACTTGGTGCAACGTTAGGTGCGAATGTTCAACCTGATGATAGTTATCTAATTGGTTATTAGGAGGTGTTATAATGTGGTACATTTATGATGAGAATACAAGCCAAGTAGTATCAAAATCTGATTATGAAGTAAGTGGTGTACCTTGTGCTTACATGGATGAAGATATAGATTTAACTATTTATACTGTTACAGTTGGTAATGTTCAAGAAGTAAATGGTATTAATACTATAACTTTTGTTACTAAAAAATTAAAAAGTAACTTTGAATTAACTGAACAGATTAAGGTACAAAATTCTTTGTTAGTTTCACAACAAGAGCAATTAGCTAGTATACAAGAGGCAATTGATTTTATACTGATGGCTTAGTGATTGTAGATAGTATTTTGAAAGGAGGGGAGAACATTGGCAGGTTACTTAGCTATGAGAATTAAAGGCGGATTTTTAAACTATAATGTAGTTATAGCAAAATATCCACAGTTCAAAGAGGATATCAATCTAATTCTTGGAAGTGACAGATATATTGTTAGCCAAGATTAATAATATAAAAAAGAGCCGAATGGCTCTTTTTTGTTGCAATATCGTAACGCGGAAAGGGAGGATAGTATGGAAAAATTAAAGGAATTAATTTGTGGATTAATAGGTATTACAGGTGGAACTATTGCAAGAATGTTAG